GGATAGCTTTGGTAAATCCAAAGAGTCTGATTCAATCCCATCAGACAACCTAGACCTCCTATGTCACGAACTCTACACATTAGAGTTAGACTTGCCAGCAAAACTTGAAAGGATACAACAACTCCAGAACGAGATTGCTTTGGCATTTCCAGAGACAGAGGGAGAACAGTCGAAAACAACGGAGAGGTTTCAAGTAACATGTTCAAGAAGTGAACGATGGGCGTGGGACAAGCCAATGCTAGAAGAGATTTTTGGCGAAGGCGACTTGCCAGAGTACGTTACAAGAACTTTATCTGTTGATAAGAGGAAGTTTAAAAAGCTTCCGAGTGGAGAGCAGAATACATTGAAGCCTGCATTGACTAGAAAGCTTGATAAAGCAAGAGTAAAGGTGGTGCAGAATGTTTAATGTAATGAAGACCTCTGACATACAAAAAGGTGGTGCAATTAAACTATTACTATATGCACATCACGGATTTGGTAAAACATTCCAATGCCGTTACTTCCAAAAAAGATATGGAAAAGGATTAATATTATCTGGTGAAGCAGGATTAAAGTCTGTTGAAGACGTTAATATTGATTATCTTCCTTTCACTTCTTGGGACGGAAACCATGACCCAGAGAACGGAGACTATTCGTTTACTGGTATAGTAAAAATGTTGCAATCAAAAGAGTTCAAGGAAGCAGGATACAAATGGATAGCCATTGATAGCTTGACAGAATTATCTGAAAGACTAATTGAACATCTCGAAAAGCAACATGAGAACTCTAGTAATGGGTTCGCATTATGGGGAGACTATAGCAGACTAATGCTTGGTTCTCTTAAATGGATTAGGGATTTACCTATACATGTTTACATTACGTGTCTTGCTAAAGAAGAGAAAGACGCAAACGATGTAACACAATACTGGCCCCTAGTAAAAGGTACTGCCGTTAGCAAACATGTTCCTGCCTTGTTTGACCACGTTATGTGTGGTGTAAGGAAGACAGAAACAAATGATAAAGGTGTACCAAAAGTCAAAAGGTATATAGTAACAGACGAGGTAAGTGGTTGGCATGGTAAAGTTCGTGACCCACTTAACACGTTGAGTGCCTTTGAAGAAGTAAACGATGTAACTGAACTATTAGCAAGAATGAGTGAAGGAGGTAAAAATGACTGATTGGAATGGTTTTAGTAGTCTTGATTTAACTAAGGTTGAGTCAAGCAGTGGCTATGTTAGGCTACCAAAAGGAGAGCATCACGTTAAGATAACAGATGCCGTAATGAAAGACAGTGCAACTGGTGGAAAATATTTGCAAGTAAATTTTAAAGGAGTTGAAGAAGTTGGAGACATCAACGCAAACTTCAACCTTGTAAATAAAAATCCACAAGCAGTTGATATAGGTAAAAGACAACTAAAGTCTTTGCTCATTGCGGCTCAGCACCCTAACCCAGACAAGCCTGGTGATGTTGCGTCTCTTAAAAATCTTGAGTTAGCAGTTGTTGTCGGAGACGGCAAGCCTTTTACTGGTGACGATGGTAAAGAAAGAACACAGACAGAGGTCAAGGTTTATAAGCCATATGGTGAAGCCAAAGACCTTGATGACGAAATTCCATTCTAGTAATGGAATAGGAGTGCTTGTCAACTTTAACATTTAACTTAAAGAAAGGCTTCCTTTAATTATTGTTAAACAAAATGTAATAAAATTTCTACAAGCACTCTTTACGAGGGAGGTTTGCAGGGGTGCCAGCCTCCCTCACCATAGGATTATTTATGATTAAAAGCGCAGACGATTTAATTAAAGCCATTGACGATGGGTACAGACAAGAACCTAAAGAAAAAGCAAGAGATTATATAGGTGCATCTGGTATAGGAACTCAATGCGATGCTTACCAAGCATTCTCTTTGAGAGGTTTCCCCAATGATGTGGCAGAACCAAAGTTAAAAAGAATATTTAAACTTGGTCACATACTAGAAGACATAGTTATTAAAGATATAAAAGATAAAGCTGATGTAAGGGTCTGGGAAAAAGACGGACTTACTGGCAGACAGTATACTTACGAACAGTTAGGTGGTCATGTAGTTTGCCATATGGACGGACACATAGAGACAGATGATGGTGTTCTAAGGGTATTAGAAATAAAATCAATGAACGATGCAAACTTTAAAAAGTTTATGAAAGACGGAGTTCGTATATCTCACCCTAAATATTTCTCACAGTTACAAATGATGATGGCATTGTCTGGTTTTAAAGAAAGTTTTTTTATTGCTATCAGTAAGAACACTAGCGAATACCATGCTGAGATAGTTAAATGGGACGACTTCGAGATAGCATTTATAAAGAAAAGAATAGAAGACGTTATTGAAAACAAAGCAAAGAAATTTGCGACAGACGAAACAGATTGGAGATGCAGAGGTTGTTTTAAAAAATCTGTTTGTTGGCACAATGCACCAGTTCCAGTAGCTTGTAACACTTGCCAGTTTGCAGAAGCTAACCATCAAGGTACTTGGACTTGCAAAAAGACAAACTTGGAAGCGACAAAGGTTTGCTCCTCTTACCAAGTATACAAACCTATAGAGAAAGAAACATGAAACGAGATAAGATATTAGACAAAGCAGGAAAACTTATAGCCAAAGACAGAGCCAAGATATATGGCGATGCATTGGCAAACCACAAAAGAATAGCAAAGCTTTGGTCTGTTCTATTGGAGAAAGATATAACTCCACAAGATGTTTACAAGTGCATGATTGCTGTAAAGTTGGCACGTCTAATTGAAACACCCAAGCATTTAGACAGTGTTATAGATATAATTGGGTATGGTGCTTTATATGGAGAGATAACAGATGACTAATCCGAGATACACAGATGACTTTATTGCTCAAGTAAAACTATGGCATAGAGAAATGCAGAGCAGAAAGAAGAAACCTAACGACAAAAACCACACAATACAAGACACGGCTAATAGATTTACACTAAGCATGAACCAAGCAAGACGTGTACTTTATACAATGAAAACTAAACACCCTTTGTCTGAATACAAAGAACCTTACTATGATTGATATTCACATTGGTGATTGTAGAGAGGTTTTAAAAACTTTACCTAGCAAATCTGTGAACTGTTGTGTTACCTCACCCCCATACTGGGGGTTGAGGGATTACCAAACTGGTACATGGGAAGGTGGCGACCCTAACTGTCCTCACATGAGAACTACAAAAATCTCTAAGGATACTGTTACTGGACATAAAGCCATGCATGAACAAGGCAATGTTGTCGGTGACGCAATATACAGAAGCACATGTCCTAAGTGTGGTGCAGTAAGAAAAGACTCGCAGTTAGGATTAGAAGAAACACCATCACAATTTGTGAATAATTTAGTGCAAGTCTTTCGTGAAGTTCACAGAGTGTTAAAGGACGATGGAACTCTCTGGTTAAATCTTGGAGACTCTTACTACAATTACAGAGCAGACGGAAAGCAGGTAAAGCAGACAGTATCAAGTACAAGGCAAGACTTTCCAGAGTCAAGTCCACATAGAGCCAACAAGATAGACGGACTAAAACAGAAAGACTTGATTGGTATACCTTGGAGAGTTGCGTTTGCACTGCAAGACGATGGTTGGTATCTAAGACAAGACATCATATGGCACAAGCCAAACCCTATGCCAGAGAGTGTGAAAGATAGATGCACAAAGTCACACGAATATATATTTTTGTTTAGCAAGAATAAGAATTACTACTATGATAATGAGTCAATCAAAGAGAAAGCAACTGATTGGGGTACAAGAGACAGAACAGACGGCAAGTATCACAATGAAGGTACTGGTCTGCAACCACATAGTGGTCTTGAAAAATCATACGAAACAAAGAACAAAAGGTCTGTATGGACAGTAACTACTAAGCCATATAGGGAAGCACACTTTGCTGTATTCCCAACAGAACTAATAGAACCATGCGTAAAAGCAGGGTGTCCAGAGGAGGGAACAGTCCTAGACCCTTTCGGAGGGTCTGGGACTACTGGACTTGTGGCAGACAGACTTGGTAGGAACGCCAAGATTATTGAACTTAATAAAAATTATATAGAGATAGCCAACAATCGTGTGATGAATGACGCTCCGTTGTTCACAGACGTAAGTATTAGATAGACTTCATACGCTCAATTAAACGCTTCGCTCTGTTCGGAACTTGATGAAACCATTTCGACTGCTCCATCTGGACGCTGGCTTCGAACCAATCTTCGTCTTTC